CGGCTCTAGTCTAGTAACAATTACAACTAGCACTGCCCATGGTTTAGAACCTGGTGACATTGTTTTTTTAGATGATACAACACTACCAGGCAGTAGTGGTTATTCCACTTCTGATTTTGATGATAAAAAATTTCAAGTTACAAACGTTTTAAACGCCACACAATTTCAAATTACAGTTACAACGTCAGGCACACCAGCAAACGCTGGTCCTGGTGGTAGTATAGATATTGCACCTTATGTTAGAATTGGTCCAGCTGCACAATCTTATGGTTATGGTTGGGGTATATCTGAGTGGCAAGGAACTGTAGCTGGTGCTGCAACATCAACTTTAAATGGTGCACTATTAAATGATACAAATGGTACAGGTGGATCTGGAACAAGTATTACATTAGCTTCAACAACAAACTTCACTTCTGCGGGTAGAATTTTAGTAGAAAGTGAATTGATATCTTACGCATCTATTGCAGGTGCAAACTTACAAACTATTGTAAGAGGAGTAAATGGAACAGACAAAGCTGCTCACTCAGATGGCACAGCTGTAACAGATGCTACAAATTTTTCTGATTGGGGTGAAGCTACGGTTGCATCGACAGTACAACTAGAACCAGGACTTTGGTCATTAGATAATTTTGGACAAGTATTAGTAGCAACGATTGCAAACGGTAAAACATTTACTTGGGATGCAGGAGGCACACTACCTTTAACAACAAGAGCTGCAACAACTACTTCTGGTTTTGCAACAGGAAACAATCCAACTGCAACAAGAGCCAGCTTAATATCTCCAACAACAAGACACTTAATTCATCTTGGAACAGAAACAACGATAGGAGATCCTACAACACAAGACGATATGTTTATAAGATTTTCTGACCAAGAAGATATAAATACTTATACACCCTCTGTAACTAACGCTGCAGGAACACAAAGGCTACAAGATGGTAGTAGAATTATTGGATCTTTAAAAGCTAAGGAAACTATTTTAATTTGGACTGACAATGCTTTGTATACTATGAAATTTGTTGGTGCTCCTTTTACATTTGGTTTTGAGCAAGTGGGCACAAACTGTGGACTTATAGGTAAGAATGCTGCGGTTGAAGTAGATGGTGTTGCATATTGGATGAGTCCTAATGGTTTCTTTTTATATGATGGTACAGTTAAAACGTTAACGTGTTCTGTTGAAGATTATGTGTTTGATCAATTAGATATTACAAAAGGTCAACAAGTAAATGCTGGACTAAACAATCTTTTTGGTGAAGTAACTTGGTATTACCCTACTACTTCATCAAGTTATAATAATCAGTATGTGGTTTATAATTATGGTGAAAGTGGCCCACAACTTCCTATCTGGTATATTGGAACGGAGGCTAGAACAAGTTGGATAGATGGAACAATTTATCCAAAACCTTTTGGAACTAAATTTGATTCTACTGCAGAGGGTACTTTTCCTACAATAGTTGGTGTATCAGGATTAGGACAAACTACTTTATTTGAACATGAAATAGGAACTGATCAAATAAATCCTGATGGAACAACCACGATTGTTGCGTCAAATATAAAATCATTTGATTTTGATTTAGATATACAAGGCACAGCAGGTCAGTTCTTTTTATTTATGAGAAGAATACTACCAGACTTTAAAAATTTACAAGGTGATTCTAAAATTACTATGTCTGTGAAAAGATTCCCACAACAATCAGACAGTGCGACCACATTAAGTCCGTTTACGGTTTCGTCATCTACAAATAAATTAGATACAAGAACTAGGGGACGATACGCAAATATTAAAATAGAAAATGATGGTGCTAGTCAATCATGGAGATTTGGTACAATTACACTAGACCTACAACAGGATGGTAGAAGATAATGGCAAAGATAGTAGTACGATTACCTGAACCAAAACAAGAGTATGATATCTCTAACCAAAAACAAATTAACAGGGCTTTGACTACTGTTGTAGAACAACTTAATTCAACATTTTTAGAAACAGAAAAAGAGGAGCAACAAAGATTTAATTTCTTTTTATCGTAATGGCAAATGTTTATAAAAATATACAAGCAACAATTAGTTCGGCTGGGTCTGATGTAAGTATGTATACGTCACCCACAGCTACTACATCTATTATTAAAACCATAAGATTATTTAACACTCATGGATCTGCTCTGACGGTTACGACAAAAGTTAGAGATAGCTCTGCTAGCACTGATTTTGAGTTTAGCACAAACGTTGTAAATGCTAGTGATAGTGCGGATATGTTGACTTTTAATAATATTTTAATTTTAGAAGAAGGTGATATACTAAAAATGCAAGCTGCAACTACTGGTGTTATAAAGATGACAGCTTCAGTATTACAAATAACGAGGACATAATGCCATTTATTGAACAAAAAGCATCGCTAAGATACGAAGAAATCAACGGTAAAAGAGTGCCTATTATAACACCTCAAAGTGAGGTAACTCTTACTAATACCGTAACGGGCAAGGAGTACATGTCTGATGCAGAGGCTCAAGCTGATGTAAATGACCCTAGCTCAGACACTAAACAAGAACACATAAGAAGAGACGTTAAAATTACAGTAGAAGCACTACCTTTAGGTGGTGATTCTAAGTTGTAAAGGAGCAACAAATATAGTATTTTTACCTATGGCAATAACTAGATCACAAATAGCAAGACAATTACTTCAGCAAGGTGGGGTTAGTATGGTGGACCCTAGAATGCAACAGTCACTTGCACAAAACATAGCAGTAAACGAAGCCAATAGAGAAATTAATCAAGCGATGAGAAAGCCTGGTGGGTTAAGAGATTTATATCAAAAATATGGTTTTAGTAGTCCACAAATTCAAACTCAATTTGCACCATCAATGTCAAGAAATCCAATGATGGAATTATCAAATAGACAAAATTTAGTTAGAGCCATTGCAGGAAGAAGTGGACAAACGGGAAGTGCGGTAAATGTAAATAATTTCATTCCTGATACGAAATCAAGGGAGGAGATAGAACGTGATCGAATAGTAGCAGAGAACAGAAGAATATTTCAAGAGTATATGGATCAACAAATGGGCACTCCTGGATCTACGTCTTTCTTAGGAGTGGGTAAAGGACCAATTGGCCCTGGAACAACACCTCCTGAAAAAGATCAGAGTTTAATAAGTAGACTTACAAAACTAACTCCTTTGCAAGCAACAAGTTTTGATCCCTTTCAACAGTTGAGTGACATAGATCAATATACTTTATCTTTAGCATATCCAGAACTAATGGGTCAAAGAAGAGATACAAGTTTTACCCCTGGTAGTGATTTTATGGCGCCAACTGAGTATGAACTTTTTCAAAGAAGATTTGGTCTTAAGAAAGGTGGTATGCCTACATTAAAAGATGCAAAAGAAAACGCGCCTCCAGGTGAGTTTCTTGCATACATTAATCCAAAAGAAGCAGACATGTTAAGAGCCGCTGGTGGTTCTGGTATCATGACAGCTATGGGTATTCCAAGCTTTGTTGACTTTGGACCAGATTTTACAGGAAGTATTGACACTGTTGGTCCGTCAGGATTTGGTCCTGGTCCATCTGGTCCAGACACTAGAGGAAGCACTGATCCATCCGGTGATGGTGGTTTTACTCCACCTCCTATAGTGATGGCAGACCCAGATAAGTTTGATAGAGAACCTGCACCTGGCCCAATAAGAAGTTTTTTTGATAATGTTACTGGCCCTATAAGAGATGCAAGACAAAACTTATCTATAAATTATATTAGAAACGAGTTAGATAGAAGAAAAAATTATGAACAATCAATACCTGGTAAATTAGGTTTTAAATTAGATACAACACCTTTTGATAGTAAATACGCAAATAGAACAGAAGAGTTAGAGGATGCTTTGACTAGAGCTATTGTGGGAGAAGATGTAACAGCTACTATTCAAAAAGGTAGGTTTGGTGGAGGTGATGATGGAGGTGATTTTGAACCAACACTCTTTAGACAAAACCTTGTCCCTGTACCAAAGATCACGGAACCTGAAAAAACAGGCATAGAAAAAGTATTAGCTGATGCTGATGAGTTTAGATTCTTACTACCAGAAAGATTTAAATTAGAAGATGGTGGTATTGTTCCAAGACAAGCTTATGGTTTAGGTGATATTGTATCAGCAGTTACAAGACCTGCTAAAAAAGTTGTTAAAAAAACAGCTAGAGCATTTAAAAAAATAGCTAAAAGTCCTTTAGGTAAAGCAGCTTTAGCTGCGGCTGCGCTCTACTATGCACCTGCAGCAGCAACTCGACTTGGTGGAGCGAACGCTCCGGCAGGAAGTTTTATGCGTTTATTAGCTGATCAAAAACGTATGGCAGCATTTAAAACATTGTTACCAGGTGGTGTCAGTCCTTTTACAGGAGAAACAAGCGGTATTACAAAATTAATTCAATCATTAGGTGGTGAAACATTAGCAAAAGAGACAGCTAAAAATATTACTAAAGATGCTGCAAAATCTAGTTTATTTAGAGATTTAGCTTTAATTACTGCTCCATCTGTTCTTGCAGGTGTATTAGCTAAAAAAGAAGAAGGCGACGAAGACTTAGATGCTGCCATTGCAAGAGCTAGAAAAGACGAATCTGGTCTACCAGAGTTATTAGCTGAATTTGATGATTTTAGGTTTGTAGTCCCAGAAGATTATAGACAATCAGCTGCAGAAGGTGGTATGATGGATTTAGGTGGTAATGAGATGGATCTTAGAGGTGGTGGTTTTGTTCCAATCGGTAGAGAAGAGAAAGCAGACGATGTGCCTGCTCGATTAAGTAAGAATGAGTTCGTTTTCACGGCTGATGCGGTCAGAGCAGCAGGTGGAGGAAGCGTTGATAAAGGCGCAGATCTGATGTATAAAACAATGAAACAACTAGAGAATAAGGTAGCATAATGGCAATACAAGAAACTAGAACATTACCCGCACCGTTTATTGAAACACTTGGCGAAGACTATGCAAAGCAGCTAACAAGACTTACAGCTGATCCCATTGATACGTCCAAGTTTGCACCTACGGTAGCACCACAAGATCAATTACAAACAAAAGCAGCTGAACAAGCATTAGCTGGTATCGGAGCTTTTCAACCTTTTGTAGACGAAGCACAGAGATTAGCGGGTATGGACCCAACAACTCAACAAGTTACAGCTGCAGGTATTACAGCAGCACAGACACCATTTTTATCACCATTCCAACAACAAGTTATAGACACAACATTAGCAGAGTTTGACAGACAAAGAGGGATGAGAGAACAACAAATAGGAGACGCTGCAGTTAGAGCAGGTGCTTTTGGTGGAGCAAGACAAGGTCTTCTAGAATCAGATTTTATGGCTCAGTCAGATCAAGACAGAGCAGCATTACAAGCACAATTACAACAAACAGGATTTCAACAAGCAGAGTCTGCTAGACAACAAGCGATTGCAAACCAGTTAGGTTTTGCACAAGGTCTACCAGCATTACAATCACAACAGATTGGTTTATTGGGTCAAGTGGGCGCGATTCAACAAGCACAAGCACAGGCTGAACGTGATGCTACAAGAGAAGCAGAAAGAGCAGCTGCTTTTGAACCATACGAAAGATTAGGTTTCTTTGGATCTGGTGTAACAGGATTGATGGGTGGATACCCAGCACAGTTCCAATTTACGTCAGTCCCTAATCCAACACCATTGCAAACGGCTCTTGGAACAGGAGCAACGCTTGCAGGTATATATGGTGCAATTAAGAGTCCAGGATCATTAAGAACAATACCAGGAATGGGTGTATAATGAGAAGTAGAATATTAAAAAGACCTATGTTTAGAATGGGTGGTAGCACCGAGAACGTAGGTATTATGGATGGCATGAGACAGAGATATGCTAATTCAGATCCAAAAGGTGTACAACAAAAAAGAAGTGTACTAGCAACACCAGGATTAAGTCCGTTCTTAATTGACTTTGGTTTAAATTTATTATCTGCAACACCTAGAGGTAACATCTTTGCGACAGCAGGAGCTGCAGCACAAGATCCATTTAGAAGATTTCAAGACAGACAAATTGCTGCTCAACAAATAGCTAGCGATAGAGCATTCAAAGAAAAATTATTAGACAAACAATTAGCAGCTGAGAGAGAAATAGCTGGTGTGAAAAGAGATGATAAAGAAAGGGCTGCTTTACGTAAATTTTATGCACCTAAATATGATAATTTTGCTTTAGTCGAAGCAAGAGTTGATTATGATTTAGATACACAAAAAACTTTAGCCTCTGCTTATGGTGCAGAAAACGTTGGAGAACCATTAGAGTTTGATGTTAACGATATATCTAAAAGAAAAAACTTTATTAAAGCTAATAAAAACAGCGTTGGTAAGTATTTCTATAGTTTATTAGATAATAGAACTTACAAACTAGTTGACACAGCAAAAGGCACGGATTTAGTGCCATTAGGTTCTTTAGATACAGAGGGAGAAAACCAACCTAGTGAAGGTGATTTAGGTTTTGAACAAACTGAGTATCAAAAAGAAATAGCCAGAAAAACAGAGGAAGCTTTAAAAAGAAAAAAAGAGGAACAGAGAAAGAAGGTTCTAGAAAGTCTTCCATCTAATGCTTTTGATGAAGGATTCTAGGAGAATGAATGGCAAAATTTGTTCCCCTCTCAGAAGCAGAAAAAAACAACGACGCTAGTTTTTTCACCTCATTAGGCGCCGGAATCGTATCAGGTTTAATCAAAACAGTAGAAGGTGTAGTGTCTCTAGGCGCAGAGCTCGTGGACCTTGGAGCAGATTCAAACACAGTAGCAGATGTAGAAAGATTCTTTGATAAAATAAATATATTTGAAGATACAGCTCAAAGTAGATTATCGGGTAAATTAACAGAAACACTACTTCAAATAGGTATACCTGGTGGTGCTGGATTTAGATTAGGAACAAAATTAGCAGATAAAGCAATAAAAGCTAAAAAAGCTGGCACATATGCAAACTTTAAATCACCAAGTGTAATGAAAGGTGCGATGGCAGCTGATAGATTAAACAAAAGAGCTGGAGCACAAAGATTTGCTGCTGGTGTGGCAGGAGGTGCAGCAGGAGAAACACTCGTAGCTGACACAGAGGACATAGGAACGTTTGGAGATTTCTTTGATGGACCAACTGCACTAGATAGAGATGAAGAAACAGGTAGAGATGAAGCAGTAAGAAAACTGTTAAATAGAATTAAATTTGGATCAGAGTCTATCCTTATAACACCTTTTGTATACGGAGCAGGAGCTGCAGGAAAAGCTTTAGCACAAAGAGGTAAAGATCTTGCTTACAGTAATCGTTCTTTTGATAGGTGGGTTAACAAATATATTGGTTCACCATTTAGACCAAGAGGTGATTTACCAGAAGAAGTTTTTGCTGCAGAGATGCAAAAAGCAGGATTAAAAGCTAGTGATACATTTAGAGCAAAAGAGATCGTAGATAATATAACAAGAGAAACAGACAAAATATTTCCTAGAACTCAAAAATTTTTTGATACTTCAACTAACAAAGAACAAACAGATTTTTATAAAAGATTAAATGATTTATTGTTTGAAGGAGATTTATCTAATCCAATAAATGCAGGGGCAAAAGATAATTTTATAAAATTTATGAGAGATAAAAAAATAGACTCAAAATCTATTGATGTTCTCACTAAAAATTTAGACGATGCAAGATTTGAATTTACAAACTTAATATCAATATTAAAAAACAATCAAAAAGGTGTAGAGGCTGCAACAGGCACAAAAGATATACAGAAATTATTAAAAGAAAGAGTTCAAGGTTGGGTAGGTAATACCTACAAAATATTTCAAAACAAGTCTGGTATAGCTAAGTTGTTCCAAACACAACCATACACCGATGAAGCTTACAGAGGTGCTGTTAATTTATTTAGAAGATACTTATCCAAAACAGATCCTAAAAGGACAACACCATATAATCCTGATAGCACAGAATATGTAGAACAAGCTAGATTCTTAGTTGACGATATTATTAATCAAGTAAAAATAAAAGGAAGGCCAGGACCATTACCAGATTTTAAATATACCGATGGCACTATGATGACTCAAAAAACAAAAAGTTTTGAGAAAGCTGTAGGTAAAGGCAGTAAAGTATTTAGACAATTATTTGGTGAAATAGAAGATCCTAGATATTCTGTATTTAATGCAATAACTAATTTATCAGCTGTAGCTAGAACAGCCACATACCTAGATGATGTTGCAAAGAAAAACGCAGAAGTGCAAGCGGCTGGAGGAAGAGGATTTTTTTGGGCTGATGAGACAATTGCAAAACAAGCTGTAAACTCTCCACAAACAGGAATAGAAATTGTAGATATTTACGATGATGTTATTAAACAACTACCAGGTAATAAAGTTATTGTTAGTTCTGTACCTAGATATACAACAAAAGAAATAGCAGAGGGTATAAAGAACGCTAACAATATAGGAACAGGATTAACTTCTATAATTAGAGGTAGACAAGGAGCTAACCCTGCAGAAAAAGCAGTGACTTGGTTTTACAGAAATTTATTATTGTTTCCAAAAGCGATATCACAATTAGCAAAAACAGTTCTATCCATACCCACACACCTACGAAACTTTTTCAGTGCCGGTGCATTTGCTGGTGCTAACGGTATTTTATTTGAAGGTTTAACTAACCCTAAATTACTAGCAAAAGCTTTTTCTGAAGGTATTGATACATCTGCACTATTAAAATTAGGGCCAGGAAGTGCAAAAGCACAAGCAGCTTATAGAGAATTGTTGGAGCTTGGTGTTGTAAATTCACAGGTTCAAATAGGAGATCTTATAAATCTATTACGTGATGCAGGAGGTGGTGCAAATATTGCACAAACAGACGCATTATTAAAACCATTTTTTAGAAAATTAAAAAAACTAGGTCAATTCTTTCAAGGTAAATATGTTGCAGAAGATGATACGTGGAAAATTACAAACTATGTTGTTGAGCTAGATAGATTAAAAAAAGCATCTGTAAAACAAGGGATAGAATTAACAGATGATGTAATAAAAGGTTTAAAAAAAGAAGCTGCGGACATAGTAAAAAATACTGTACCTAATTATGCTTATGTTGGATCTGCAGTAAAAACAGCAAGAATATTACCCATAGGTAATTTTATGTCGTTTCCAGCAGAAATAATTAGAACAACAACTAATATTGCAGAAAGAGGTTTAAAAGAATTACGTCACTCTAAGCCTGTAAGAGGAAGTAATATAACACCTGTTGTTATTGATGCAGCCACAGGTCAATTAGTTAAAAACGATAACCCTTTATATGAAACTGGATTTAAAAGATTAACAGGTATGGCTACTACTTTAACAGTTGTGCCAGCTGCTGTTGTTGAGGGTGCAAAAGCTCTTTATGATGTAACTCAAGATGAGATAAATGCTTTACGACAGTTTGTTCCTGATTGGTCAAAAAACTCTACACTAGTTCCAATAAAAGACAAAGACGGTGAGTTAAGATACATAGATTTTAGTCACAGTAATGCTTACGATGTAATCGCTAGACCTTTTAGAACTTTAGTAAATAATATTGTTGAAGGTCAACAAAATGATAGAACATTATTAGCTGGTTTCGTTAACGGTGTAGGAGAAGCATCTGCAGAACTCATGAATCCATTTATATCAGAGTCTATTTGGACAGAGGCTACAGCTGATTTAATTATTAGAGGTGGTAGAACCAAAGAGGGTAGACAACTATACACGGACCAAACATCTGCAGGAGACAAAGCTGCAATAAGATTTTTACATTTAGGAGAAGCTCTCGCACCAGGATACAAACAGTTTGTTAGATTAGGACAAGCTGCTTTTGGCACACCAACAAAAAGAGGTGATCAATTAGATATTGGACCAGAGCTTGCAGGTTTTATGGGACTAAGACCTATAAAAGTAAATCCACTAGACTCCATGGGATTTAAGATAGCTGAATATCAAACAGGTATTAGGAATGCTAGAAGAGAGTTTACAGGTGGATTCTTTGGATTATTAAGGGGTGGTCCTATCAAACCAAACGATGTCATAGATAGATATTTTAAATCAAATAGAGCTAGATTTGAAGTGCAAAAAGAAATGTACAAAAACATAAGCGCTGCACAAATACTTGGTGTTGATGATAAAAAACTACGACAAGAGTTTAAAGACAGGCAAATAAGTGCAGGCACATATAGAAATTTAGAGTCTGGAAAATTTGAACCATACTTTCCATCTGAAGATATACAAAGGAGATTCGCAGAAATAGCTAACAATTTAGGAGATGTTAATGTGTTTCCACTAGTCCGTTCTACTTTAAGAACAATGAGAGACATATTTAAACAACAACCTTTATTTGGTGGTTTTGATGTACAAGTAGGAGACTTCTTATTTGAAGATATTCGTACACCATCTTTACCGCAACAACCACAACCTATTACACCTGCGCCTAGAGCAAACGTGATACCAAGTACTGGGTTGACACAAACTGAGACTGCATTATTATCGCCCGAAGAACAGATTATAAGACAAAGGACTAGAACTTAATGGCAATAGAGCCCAAAACAACACGAGAACATATTGTATCCCTTTATGGACACATCAGGGGTGTTAAGAAAGATATTAATCATATGCATCAAGGTATTCACAAATTGGGCGGCAAGATAGACAAAATCTATTGGGTTCTTTTAGCAGCGG